CATTACGCATCACGCTGGATTAACAGATTATGAGAATTGGGATACATATTTTAAAAAACTAACTGCATCAGTTAAAAGAATGAATCCTAGATGTAATCTTAAAATTATTCTTTTAGATTCATTTACCAAAAACATGATGACAGAAATTGATATGGAAATTCCAGCATACGACGAGTGCAATACCATTACTCCAATATATGATGATGGTAAGATTACGCACTATTACGATAAAAAAACCGACTCGTATCATGACGAGGAAACTGGTGAGTGGATTGCTGCAGAAGATTATGTTGAATGAATAATCGCGAATTGTTCATTCGCTGGTATGCTTGGTCTGTTAGTCACAAGGATTGCGATCCTTCGGTCTGGCAGACCAACTACCTCAATAAGCGATATGAACACAATGACGAAGAACGTATTTGGTTGTGCTGGTTATACGGTAACACCTATTACCTTCCAACATCTTGGGTGCTCAAGAATGAGTTCCCAGACTACGAACTTGCGACTGTAGACCGTATTACATGGTGGAATAACGAAAACTATAAAAGACTTCGTTATCAAACAGATACGAAATACAATAAAGGGCATTTGCCTTCTATGTTCGAGTCGTATCAGAAGTTTATGGGCAAGAAATCGCAGCGTGAAGTTCTAGAATCTCACTACGGCGATAATGAACAGCAAAACTTCGATAATCTTTGGAAGGTTATCAATACCAATTATCACAAGTTCGGTCGTTATACGACTTGGTTCTATATGCAGCATCTAAAGCATACTGCAGGAATTAAGATTGAACCTACCAGTCTAATGCTGAATGACTATTCAGGTAGCAAGTCGCACCGCAATGGTCTCTGTTATGCTCTTAATAAGGAAGAATGGATTAATGGTAAACTCACCCCGAAAGAATACCAGTGGTTGGAAGCTGAGTCTCAGTCGATTCTGGATGAATTGCGTCATCGGTATCCAACTCTTGCACCACAGTTCGACGCATTTACTATGGAAACCTGTCTTTGCTCGTTCAAGAAAATCTTCCGAGAAAGGTCGTCGCGATATCTAGGTTTTTATCTAGATCGTCAAGCAGACGAGATCAATAAGGTAGCAGCAGACGGTTGGTATGGTATTGAGTGGAATGTTTTATGGCAATCTCGCGAAGAAACACTTGACTCTCGACTGCTTTCGCGATATGGTGTTAATAAGGACAAGTGTGGTGAATACGTTCGATCTGGAACACTAGATAGAATGAATTGGATGTTCGATGTTGAACAGAAATCAGTTGGATTAGAGGATTTATTTGGATGAAAGTAATTGCAATTTTCGGTGAACCTGGAAGCGGTAAGTCTACCCTTATGAAGCGTTTGCTAGACGAGGTTGGCATTTCCCGTGAAGTGAAGACTGATGTAAAGTTGGTTCCCTATCATAACAAGGACAACATTTACGTTCTGGGTAAGTATGAAGAAGGTGAAGTCTTCGGTGGCACTGACAAGATGTCGATGGCAGTTCAACCAGAGGCAGTGAAGTTTCTTGCATCTCGCGCTGCTACAGATATTGTTCTTTTCGAGGGCGATCGTCTTTGCACAGGTTCATTCCTAGAGGAATGTGTCGATAAGTATGACACCAGTATCGTTTATCTGCAAACCACAAAGGAAACTCGAAATGTTCGCTATGCAGAACGTGGTAGTAACCAAGACGAGACTTGGTTGAAGGGTCGCGAAAGTAAAATCAATAACATTCGTTCCAACTTCGTTCTTCAGATGGAGATGACCGAGTTTCTTAATGAATCTTTTGATGATCAGCAGAAAATCATTGACTTTATCAAAAAAATGCTTTATACTGGTTAAATGATATTAGAAAAACACGACGCAGAATACATCGCAAAACGATTCGTTGACTACATGTCAAATTATGGTCGTATTGACGATCACATGCGCATGAAAAAACTGGAGCGGTTAAAAACTCTCCCGCACTCTCTTCCAGGGTTTGAACCTGAGAACAATTTGTTCTCCGACTTTAATATGCACCCTGAAGACATGGATCTTGAGATCTATGAACCTTCCCCGAGCGAATTCTCGACAATGGTAGAAATCACTTCTTCCTTTTGTAATGAAAATTCGTTCGGGAAGGAAATCAAGTTTATCGTAAGAGAAAAGAATACGGGTAAGCACGTAGGATTCTGTCGCGTCGCCAGTCCCTTTATCAATTCACGTCCACGCAATGAATGGTTCGGGCAAGTTCCCGATCTAAAATCGTTCAACAAGCATGCGGTGATGGGTTTCATCATTGTTCCTGCTCAACCGTTCGGATTTAATTATCTGGGTGGTAAACTTCTTGCACTTCTTTGCACCTCGCACGAGTTTCGCGAGATGTTTAACAAGAAGTATAACATGGACACTTGTCTATTTGAAACCACTTCATTATATGGCAGCATCAAGCAAGCATCTCAGTATGATGGACTAAAACCGTTCATTCGTTATACAGGCGACACTCTTAGTAATTTTGTTCTCTCTTTCTCAGACGATTTCTGGGATGAGACCATGGAATGGTTCTACGAGAAAAACGGCGGAGCGCCATTGTTTGGTCGCGACGGTGTAGCATCATATAAGATGAAGATGCAGAATAAGATGAATAGCATCATCAGTAAATCCCTGAAAGAACATGACTCCGAATACTATTCTGTATTCTGCGATGCTCTCAAACTAAATAAAGACATTACTACCAAGAAACGTTTCTATATTTCAACATACGGTTATGAAAATTCCAAGGAAGTTATTCTCGGCAAGCAGGATAAGTTAATTCCAGGACAAAATTTTGATAAACATTATATGGATAATATTATTTCGTGGTGGAAGCGTAAAGCAACGTCTAGATATGATAATCTGGTTGCAGAAGGTCGTTTGCGGCGCGACTTAGAGGTTTGGAATGCTGACTCAATTGGAAAAATTGACATTATAAGATAACTTCTTATAAATAATCGTATGACATACGATGCTATATTTAAATTGATCGGAGATGTGGGGTTCCCAATCGCAGGTGCTTTACTTGCGGGTGTCTTCGTATATTTTGTTATCAACTACATTCTCGAGAGCGTTGTTAAAGCACTCAAGGGAATGCAGGGTATTATTATGGGACTCGACAACCGAGTCAAGACAATGAACCATGATATTATTCGCGTTGATGCAGTTGTTAGTTCCGCCTTGGGTCTTAAACCAGATCTAGACAGAATCGCACGAGCAGACGGGAAGAACGATGCTCGGAAAGATTAATGGATCCATCAATTGTAGCAGAACTAGTTAAACAATATGGATTCCCAATCGTCGCATCTGTCGGTATGGGATATTTTGTTTGGTTCATTTATAAGTTCGTAACTGATAAATTGATGCCGTTGATTGGTGAAACCAATGTAATTTTAATTGCGTTGATTGATCGTGTTCGTATGCTCGACAACGATTTGATTAGATTAAACCAGAAGGTGAGTGTAGTTTTGCAAATAAAAGAGGATCACAGTAATGACACTAAATCTAAAGATTGAGATCCTTAAAGTATTTTCCTTTGATTTAAATTTTTCTTCTGACAACAAAAACAAAAAGGAAGAGAAAGATGCTAAAACGAGCGACGATGCTCCTGGCACTACTAAGTCTAAGTAGTCCAGTATACGCAGATCCTATTGTCCAACAATTTAAATCACCTTCCTTTACTGGTTATGGGTGGTCTTCACACGTGCAATCAATCGACTCGCAAGAGCGTTCGCGTGAACAGGCAATTAAAGATGCTGAGGCAGCAAAGGCAGCACTAGCAAGAGCAGAGGCATCTAATACGCCACTCGCTAAATTCATGGCGCTGTTTACCTCTCAGGTATATGCCCAACTTGCTACGCAACTTTCGAACAATCTGTTCGCAGAAGGTGGAAATGCCAGTGCAGGGACATTCAACCTCGACGGTAACTCCGTAAGTTACGTCAAGACTGGAACCGAAGTTAGACTGACAGTTGTTGATAAGAATGGTAACACTACGGTTGTTGTCGTTCCTATTGCTACATTCGCATTCTAAGGAGACGTTATGAAAAAGTTAATTCTCCTTCCGCTTTTGCTCGTCCTTTCTGGTTGTGTTGGTGCACTTCATCCTACTGCCAACCAATCATATCTGTTCAGAGATGACGCAGAAGTCAAACGTTTTGCTAATCCAAAGTTGTTCAAGGATCTTCCTGAGTTAGACGGACAACCAATTCCTATCGCATTATATTCGTTCACCGATAGAACTGGTCAACGTAAACCATCTTCAACTCTTGCAAGTTTCTCGACTGCGGTAACTCAGGGTGCAGACGCATATCTGATTAAGACTCTACAAGACACAGGTAATGGTAAGTGGTTTATTCCTGTTGAGCGTGTTGGTATCGATTCGCTGATTAAAGAACGTCAACTTGTTCGCCAGATGCGCGAACAGATTTCTGGAGAAGGTGCTGAACCTCTTCCACCGCTAAAGGTTGCAGGTATCATCATAGAAGGTGGTATCATTGATTATAACTCGAATATTAAAACTGGTGGTACTGGTGCTAGATTCCTTGGCGTCGGTCCATACCAGCAATACACACAAGACCAAGTTACAGTTAGTCTTCGCCTAGTTTCTGTCCAAACTGGTGAAGTCCTCAATTCGGTTACTGTAGAGAAAACTGTTCTCTCTACTTCCGAGGGGGTAACTGCTTTCACATTCTTCGATATGGCGACTAAAGCGTTTGAATTTGATGGACAACAAACAAGTAATGAAGCAGGTAGTTATGCGATCCGTTCAGCCATAGAAACGGCCGTTGTTGAGTTGATCAAGGATGGTGAAACTAAGAATCTATGGAGATTCAAACAAAAGGAAACAACAAATGAAACTAAGTAAGTTTTTATTAGTTGGCGCTGCTCTTTGTTATGGAACATCTGTGATTGCACAAACTGTGCTGCCAACAGCACCAACACCTCCAGCAATTGTAACAACTTCGCCGAATGAAACAGAAGCGAATACTGTTGCAACAACAAACAAGGTATATATCGATCAAGAAGGAGGTAACGTAGATGTTAACATCGTTCAAACTGGTACTGCTAACGTTATCGGTTCTACTCTTGATCCTATTTACCTACGTGGTGATAACCAGAGCGTTATCGCAATACAGACAGGCAATGGAAACCAACTTTATATGGGTGTCGTATCCGACACAGGAGCACAAGGAATCGCCGATGTAACAATTC